GCGCTTTTTCCAATGGGAGAGTATTCTCTTCCCCTCGCGGCTCTTTTTCAAAAGTCGCCCCCACGAAGTCCCCTACATGTTTAGTCTAAAACCTAAGCATAGATGCAGGGGGGTGGGGCAGATTACAGATGTTAAGCTTATCATGCTTACGGCAGAAAATATCCCTGCCGAGTGTGTAGATTGATATCTTTGCGTATCCTGCTGAACCCCGGATTACGTTGGGGTCAGTGGGACTGTCCTTGCCACTGCGTGTATACACGCTGTAGCTCGGCAGTACTGCATCTCCGGGTAGTAACTTATTGTTACATTTACTCGATAGTGCATACGTATCAAAATACCCTCCGTCCCATCCTCGTCGCTTGATCTCTCTATTGTACCTTAGGGAGTGATTGCCGATTAAATGGCCGTCACCGAATCCATCCGGTCCGTAAAGGAGGTAACAAGGATTGCACATTGATTCGACTAGTTTGGCGAGCTCGCGCTCGCCGTGCCGGAAAAACCAATTGTGCATGGTAAAAAGAGTACGTTCGCTTACCAAGGTCTTCTGGTAAAACGGACGAATATCAAAGCCGTTAAAGAAATCAGCACCGCACGACTCACGGAAGTAACCGCTGCAGAATGACTTATCTAAATTCATAGAGAAGCCACAATGCTCCAGCACCTTCCGGAGGAGATCATACGCCGACACAGGGATTATAATATCATCCCCATATACGCTGACGTCTTTAGTGCACAAACCTAATGTCTCGGTCACTGAAAACGCAATCCCATAAAATAATAGGGATTCTAGTTCAAACGTGTAGCCGTTACCCATACTGGAAAATTTCTTTACCCGGTATGTGTCACGCTTACTAACGACTCCAAGCCCCGCCTCTGCAAATTTAGCAGAAGGTACGGGCGCAGGAAGTCGAACGTCAGGTGTCCGTAACTGATCCAAGAAGATGGACCAATCTAACGGAAGGAGATTCCAAACTAACTCTTGAGCTACACAATCACTTGCCATAGAAAGATCGACCGTGGCTAAATCACCACGCTCGCTCCCACGTTTGGCCAGATCTTGATTCCGAGTCTGGTCTGATAGATCTATGTCGTAGTGCGAAAGCCTATCTTTGATATAAGAGCCAACCCCTTTCTGAAAGAAACTATTCAGTCCGGGCTCGACAACTATCGTTCGACGGGTCTTCGCACTCTTTGGCACGAATGCAACCTTGCCAGAACCCACGCCCACA